AGCTATTTCTATTCCTATGGCAATTATACTTGCTTTTATGATGAAATATTTGAAAGTAAAACCTGATTTAAGTATTCCCAAAATTAAATGTTTTGATAAATATACATTACTTGTTATGGATGATGGATCACAAAAAAAAATCATTGACGTAAAAGTAGGTGACATATTGATCAATGGAAATAAAGTAACTGGGAAAGTAAAAGTTTTAAAAGAAGGATCTGAAATGTATCAATTAAATGGAGTTATTGTTTCAGATTCACATGTTGTAAATTATTGTAACAAGTGGATCAAAGTTTCCGAACATCCTCATTCGATTAAAATTTCAGGATATGAAGAGTCGTTTTTGTATTGTTTGAATACTAGTAATAAAACAATTACTATTAATAATACTATATTTACTGATTGGGATGAAATATATGGTGAAAGTATTGAAATTATAAAACAAAAATGTAACCTAAATAACAATTCTGATATCCATAAATATTTGGATGGTGGGTTTATAGGTGATACAAAAATTTTATTAAAAAGTGGTCAAGAGAGAAAAATCAAAAATATCATGGTGGGAGATATTTTAAGTGAAGGAGAGACCGTTTATGGGATTGTTCAAATAGATGGTGAAAATTTAATTTCACAACACAGATATTATTTAGGAAACAATGTTATTGTAGAAGGAGGACCTAACTTATATCTATATAAAAATGATAAAAATAATAATAATAATTTATTTACAGATAACTTAAATTTAGATAGATATATAAAAGATACAAAACAAAAAAAGAAAAATATATTATATCATTTATTAACAAATAAAAATACTTTTTGTATTGATAAAATAAAATTTTATGATTATAACACAAATATTGATTTCTTTTTTTCTAAAAATATTTGAAAATTATTATCTATGAAATATGTATAATATGGATATTTCAATATTAGGACATAAATTAAATGTTGAATTATTAGTTTTAATTGGCGTTGTCTATTTAATTTTAGTTGGACATACTGTTTGTGGATGTTCAAGTGTATCTGGAGTAAAAGAGACTCTTACAAATATCTTTGGTAAACTAGAAGGTTTTGTTGGTGCAAATACAAATTATGGAGAATCTTCGCGTTATAGTTTAAATGTTTCTATGGCACCGATTGATACAGCTTCATGGAGTTTACCAAATATGACAGTTACTCCTGGGCAACCATTAAGTAAAGGTGTAAAAGCTGTTTTAAATCGTCCAAACCAACCAATCCCTTTACCAAATGGTGAATTATCTATGTTTGCCACTACTCCATTTAAACCAGAATGTTGTCCTAACACATATTCTAACAGTAGTGGTTGTGCATGTATGACAACTGGACAATATAATTATTTAGTTACACGTGGTGGAAATAATGTCCCATATTCTGAGTATTAAATAAAAATTATTAAAATACAATTTTGGATTTTTACTAATATAATAATATAATAATAAAATATACTAATAAAAAATATTAATATATTATATGACAAAAACAATAAGAAATAAAGAAAATAAAAAGAATAAAACAAAAAAAAATGTTAATTATTACCAATTAATTCCAAAAAATTGTCCAATCGGTTTAGAACCATTTGAAGAAAAATTTAGCAAAACGATTCCTATGAAAAAATTAAATTGGACAAATGAGCGTAAAAAAAAAGAGTTTGTGAAAGAATTACTAACACAATTTTCACCTTCTCATATAACAGCACAAAATGACTTTTATAGTTATATAAATTATTTGTGGTTAAAAAATGTATCCATCACAAAACAACAAGATTATATGGTACAAGTAGATGATTTCAGATTAGCACAAGATAAAGTATATATACAATTAAATGAAATTATTTTAAATTATATTAAATCACATGATGATAAATTATCTAAAGTTTTAAAAAACTTTTATAGTTCTGTAATTAACATGAATAATATTGAAAATAGTAAAAAATTATCCAAAGAAGCTATAAAATTAGTTGATAATTTAATCAATGAAAAAAATGTATGGAAATTACTTGCTTACTATAATAGTAATGAAATGATATCTTCTGGTGCTCCTTTTGTATTTTCCATGTTTGCTGATAGTAAAGAGTCATCCGTTTTTAGATGTTACATAAATGCATGTGGTTTTAATTTAGTTGATTTAAGTGTTTATTATGATGACGGAAAAGATGTAGATTATAAAAGAAAATACAGAAATGCCTATTTTAAAAATTGTAAAAAAATATTTGATACCTGTTTAGGTCCGAATGACTTAGATGGAAAAGATGTGTATGATGTAGAAGTTGAATTATTTAATGCGTTAGGTTGTACTGATGTTACCACAAAAATGGAAGAACAATATAATAGAGTTTATGCAGAAGATGCACTAAAAAAATATAATTTTGATTGGAAAGAATTTTCAAAAGAATTAGGATTTAAACAAACTCCTAAATTTTTTATCACGACAAGTTTAAATTATTTAAAATGCGGATCTGATTTAATGATTAAAAATTGGACTTCCAAAAAATGGAGAACGTATTGGATATTTATATTATTAAAACGAATTGTTAGATTAACCAGAGGATGGGAAAAGATTTTATTTGAATTTTATGGTGAATTCCAAAGAGGGCAAGGAGGACTTAACACAAGTGACGCAGTAAGTGCTTCTCTTTATATGTCTATTCCATTTAATAAATTTTTAACAGAACAATATGTGGCTAAATATGAAAATCCACAAGCTATTAAATATGTTCAAATACTATGTGAGGATTTAAAAATTGTTTTTGAAAGAATTATGATGCGTAATAGTTGGTTATCTCCATCTACCAAAAAATACGCATTAATGAAATTAAAACATTTAAAATTTGTAGTTGGTCATATAAGTAACGAGAGAGAAGATCCATTGTTAGACTATAACACAAATTTATATGATAATATGATGAAGATATTTGACTGGAGACATCAAAAATTCACGGAGTTAGATGGAAAGCCGTTTATAGACATTCCAATGATGGATTGGACGCAATATCCTGTTAAAATGTCAGGAACACAAGCTTACATTGTGAATGCTTCTTATACTCCTTCTAAAAATAGTATTTTTATTAATTTAGGTTATATTCAACAACCATTTGTAGATATGAGTGAAAGAGGAATAGAGTATAACTTGGCACATATTGGTTTTACGATTGCACATGAAATATCCCACGGATTTGATGATTGGGGAAGTCAATATAATTATGAAGGAAATTTATACAACTGGTGGACAGAAAACGATAAAAAAAAATTTAAAGCTATACAACAAGACGTCCTTAAACAATATGAAGAGTTTGCTTTAAGAGATGGAATTGTCTTTGATGCATCTATTGGACTTGGTGAAGATATTGCGGATATTTCTGGAATGTCAATATGTAATGAATATTTGAGAGATTTCCAAGAAAATAATAAAGATTTAATACCAATTTGTCGTCTTTCATTTGAAGTATTTTATACTTATTTTGCATATCAACAAAAACAAAAAATAGGTAAAAAAGCTCTTACAGCACAATTAAAAACAAATCCACATCCACTTGATAAATATCGTTGTAATATTCCATTGACACGTTCTGATGTTTTTAGAGCATTATATGATGTAAAAAAAGGAGATGGGATGTGGTGGCACAATACAAATACCATTTGGTAAAAATACACTTTAAAATCCACTTTTAAAAAGTGGAGCAAAAAAAATTATATTTTTATTTTTATTTTTATAAAAAAAGATCTTTTATAAAAATATATACAAAAGATTTATATAGACACGGTTATTTATTTTTAATTTATTTATTATACTTACACATACATGCTGTATAAAGCAGAAATATTATCTTTATCTTTTTTAATTAACTTGTCAATAATTTCTTTTGAAACTGTAAAAGGAAAACTTACTTTTAATGACATATCCTCTTCAAATAAATTCGTATCTGGTTTCATTAGACGATATAAATTTAATTTTGTATAAATAATTTCTAAGCATCTTTTTAGATTTCTAACACCATCTTCTTTATTACAATGATTTTCAATAATATAATGAATCGTTTCATCTGGAATAATAATATCTTCTTTATTGAATTTTACTTGTTCACGAATTCTAGGTAATAAATACTCATTTCCGATCACCGTCTTTTGTTTTTGATTATAACCTTTTGTTTGAATACGATACATTCTATCTTTTAAAATAGGATTCACTTTTGTCTCATCATTATAGCTGAATATAAATAAACATTTACTCAAATCAAAGTTAATCTCAGCAAAATACTTATCGTGAAATTGCGTATTTTGAGAAGTATCTGTTAAATGAGTTAATATACCCGCAATTTCTTCACCACGAGGTGTATCACTAATTTTATCAAGTTCATCAAAATAAATTACTGGATTCATACATTTACTATCAATTAATATTTGAACGATTTTTCCCCATGTACTTCCTTCGTAAGTGTACGAATGACCTTCTAAGAAACTACTATCCGTTGCTCCACCAAGTGCAATAAATGCAAAAGGTCTATTTAAAATTTTACTAATTCCTTCTTTCACAAGACTTGTTTTTCCTGTTCCTGGTGGCCCGTGAATAGCAATGGCACTTCCAATAGATTTAGGATTTGTAATAAATTGACCTAACATTTGCATGATTTGCATTTTTGCATCATTTAAACCATAAACGGCGGAATCCAAAGTATTTTTGGCTTCTTCCATAAATTCATGACATTTATCAACTCCATTATCAATATTGATGGATAAATTTTGATAGACATTGAAAGGAATACGCATAAAGGTATCCACCCAATTTTTAATCTTATAAAATTCTCCACTTCCTGGTTCCATATATCGCAATGAATTAATTTTTTTCATAGCAGCACCTTTGAAAAGTGTTGGCATATCTGATTCTAAAAGAGTCATTCGGTATGGTTTCTCAATTCGTGTTATTTTATTAATCTCTCTTAACTCTTTAATAATCTTTTTTTGTTCTGTAATTTCTAGTTTTTCATAAAAAGCAAAATCATTCATTGTATTTTTATCTTTGACAATTTTTTTAAAAATGCGTAGATTTCTTTCTTTGTATTTTTTCATTTTCTTTTCTTCTTTTACTTTTGTTTTTTTAATATCTTCTTCATAGATTTCAGCATATTTTTGAATTGTTTTATTACCTTTGTTTTTTTCAAAAAATTCTTTTAATTTTAAGATAGCATCATCTTCTTTTATTTCATTATTTGCTTCACTATCTTCTAATTCTAATTTTGATTTTTCTTTCTTTTTATCTTTTGATTTATTTTTTTCTTTTTTATTTTCTACTACTTTATTTTTTGTAGTATTTTTCTTTTTTTTATCTAATTTTACATCTTCTTCTGAAGAATCGGACGAAGAAATAGAAGCATCTTCATCTTCTGTATCAAATTCATCATCTTCATCTTCATCAGAATAATCATCGTCATATTCATCTGTATAATCTTCATCTTCATCATCTCCAAGACCTATGGTAAAAATAATATTATACTTATTTGATTTTTTACTTGTAACAATTTCTTCGTCAGATTCTTCCTCCTCCTCTTCTTCATAATCAGAATCTTCCTCTTCATCTTCAGAGTCTTCATATTCTGATTCATCTACCTCTTCTTCTTCACTATCCAATTCTACTACACGTTTATTGCTTTTTTTACTCTTTTTATTTGTCTTTTTATTATTACTTTTTTTCTTCACATATTTTTCTTCTTCTTCCTCATCTGTTTCCCAGTCTTCTTCCTCTTCTTCATGATGTTTTGTTTTTTTATTTGATTTATTATTTTTTTTATTTACTTGTTTTATAATTTCTTTTTTAAGATTTTCACCTGCTTCAATTTTTTTGTTTAGACTTTTAGATGGAAATAACTCTGATAAAATTTTACGATACTCATGAACATCTAATTCATCACTTTCACTTTCATTTTCACTTTCATAATTACTGTCACTATCAGAGTCTATCATTTTTTTCTTTTTAAGTGAAGCCTCTGTAGTATCCTTTTACCCTTTTTCATTTGTTCCTTCTTTGAAATTTTATTTTGATTATCTCTTGTCATTTTCTTTTAATATATTATTGTATAATTATTTTAAATTGTAATCAATTTTATTATTTTATAAAAAATAAAAACAAATAAAAAGTAAATTAATAAAAATAATTATGTAAAATAGATATAAAAAAATATTTGAATAGATAATATATTTAAAAATAAAATTGATTAATTTAAAACAATCTAAAATCTATCTATTATATAATAGAAGAGATGTCTAAACACGAAAGTATTCATACTATGAACAACTGTTCAAAAGTAATTGGAATTCAATTTAGTATCATGTCTCCAGAAGAAATAAGAAAAGGTTCAGTTGCTGAAATAACAAGTAGAGATACTTATATTAACAATAAACCTGTGATCGGTGGTCTCTTTGATCCAAGAATGGGTGTTTTAGAACCTGGATTAATTTGTCCTACCGATGGTCTGGATTACATGAAAACTCCAGGATACGCCGGTCATATTGAGTTAGCAAGACCTGTGTTTTATATTCAGTATTTGAGTACCACTTTAAAGTGTCTAAGATGTGTATGTTTTAAATGTAGTAAACTTTTAATTAGTAAAGAAAAATATAAAAAAGTATTAAATCTACCAACCGACGCAAGATGGAAATATGTGTTTTCATTAGCAAGTAAAGTGAAACGTTGTGGTGAGGATACGGAGGATGGTTGCGGTTGTTTGCAGCCAAATAAGATTCGTAAAGAAGGTCTTGCTACCATATTTGCAGAATGGAAAAATGAAGATAGTGAATCAGAACCTATTATTATCAAAGTTACACCTGAAATCGTTTTAAAAATATTTAAAAGAATATCGGATGAAGATGTAACATTTATGGGTTTTAGTCCTATTTGGTCAAGACCTGACTGGATGGTGTGTCAAGTCATGTCGGTTCCTCCACCTGCTGTAAGACCTTCTGTTAAACATGATGCACAACAGAGATCCGAAGATGATTTAAGTCATATATTAGTAAATATTATTAAAACAAATAAAACATTACAAGAAAAAATTCAAAACAATGCACCTGCAAATGTCATTGATGATTGGACAACGGTATTACAATATTATGTTGCAACCCAAGTGGATAATAAGATTCCTGGTGTGGCTTCCGTAGCACAACGTTCTGGAAGACCATTGAAATCTATTAAAGATCGTTTGAATGGAAAGGGTGGACGTATGAGAGGTAATTTAATGGCAAAACGTGTTGATTTTAGTGCTCGTTCTGTTATTACCGCGGACCCAAATATATCCATCAAAGAACTTGGAATTCCTATGAAAATTGCGAAAAATATTACCAAACCAGTGACAGTTAATAAAATAAATAAAGCATATCTTACAAAATTAGTGCAAAATGGTCCTGATGTGTGGCCTGGAGCAAAAATGTTGGAAAAATCTAATGGTGAATCTATCACTTTACGATATTACATGGATCGTAATTCCATTGTTTTAGAAGAAGGTGATATTGTTCATAGACATATGATGGATGGAGATGCTATTTTATTTAATAGACAACCTACACTTCATAGAATGAGTATGATGTGTCATATTGCAAAAATTATGAAACGTGGAGATACATTCAGAATGAATGTCGCCGACACAAAACCATACAATGCTGATTTCGATAAACTCTCTGTCGAAAACATGGGGCGTTAAAAACGTGTTACCCCATAGTCAAATGATTCAACTATAAAACAATTTAAATATAAAATAATTAGGAATATATAATGGAACTATCAAAATATCAAAATCTGTCAAAAGAAATATTAGATGACTCAAACCAAAGATATTGTGAAATATATAAAATTACAAACATCTTTAATGATAAGATATATGTAGGACAAGCAGTTTCTCATATATTAAATCATAAAAGATATAGACCCTATGGACACGAAGGAAGATTTAGATGTCACATTTCAGAAGCATTCTCAAGAAAAAAAAACCAATCACACTATTTAAATAATGCTATACGAAAATATGGTGTTTGTAATTTTGTAGTTGAGTTAATAGAAATATGTGAGATATCTAATTCTGATAATAGAGAAATACATTATATCAAGGAGTTCAATAGTTTATTTCCAAATGGGTATAACTTGAAGAATGGTGGAAATGTATTTACTCATAGTGATGAAAGTAAAAAACGTGTATCAAATGGTGTAGTAAATTATTATAAAGAAAAAAAATATGAAAGGTTCAAAAATATTACGAAAATAGACGATGATATTGAAAAATATATTAAGCCTTTGAACCGAAATAATTCACAATATGGATGGTATGTTTACATTGAAAAACTCAAAGCAGATTTTGGTGGTGTTCATATTCCTTTAGAAAAAAGTAAAAAAGAAGCAATTGAATTTATAGAAAATTTAAAGAATCATTTGGCGAAACACCTTGTTGCGGGGAGTCCCTTAGAGCCTATCTAGTGTAATAAACTAGAGAATCACTACTAAGTCTATGATGGAAACACATAGATGGCCGAGATAGAACTCGGGTATAGTAATAATGTGAAGGATTGGGTAATCCGCAGTGTTACTTCCTAAT